AGGTTGGCAAAGAGTTTATTAAGGCTGGCAAAGCAAAACCAAACCTCCCACAAAAAGTAACTAAACGCGCATCCGGCAGAGGACGTTAATTTATGTCATACTCTGGTACAATTAACCAGACCAAGATCAATGTAGATCAGTTGATCTCGTACGCATATCGTGATGCTGGTAAGACGGCAGAAGAGATCACGCCCGAGTATATTGATGCTGGTAAACAGGCGCTGTATTATATTTTACAGAACCTGTCTAACCGTGGCGTTAACCTGTGGCTGTTAGAAAACAAAGTCATTGGTGCGCCAACAAACGCGCAGTGGGTTTCGTTGCCTGAGAGCACGATTGACGTACGTGAAGCAAACTGGGTTTATATTACTAACCCATCGTATAGTGGCTTACTGCCAACGTCAAACCCAAACGTTGTTAACTTGTTTGACCAAGACGCAAACGATACGTTAGATCTCTTTGCAACCAGCACTTTGGTAGATAACTACTTCGGTGCGGCATACAGCCAACAGACACGTTTATTTTACATTGGATTCAATGCGTACTGCCCTGGCACAACGGCAACCTATACGTTAGACTTTGAGGTCAGCAACGATGGAATTACTTGGACAGTCTGGGAATCATTCCCATCTACTACATTAGCAGATCGTGAGTGGGCTTACTTTAGCATCAACGCCACTCAGCCATTTAATTACTTTAGATTAAAGAACCGAAACACACTAGCAACATTCTCGTTGCGTGCCATCCAGTTTGCACAGAGCCAGCAGGTCATTCCATTGGCACGACTAAACCGTGACGACTACTGGAACCTCCCCAACAAACAATTCCCAAGTCAGCGCTCACTTCAGTACTGGTTTGATCGCTTGATTGAGCCACGCATGTATCTGTGGCCCGTACCAAACAATAACTACCAAGTGTTTCAGTTAATTGTTGAGACACAGATGCCAGACGTTGGTTCGTTAACAAATGAGTTGTACCTGCCAAACCGCTGGATTGGTTCTATCCAGGCCAGCCTATCACACAAACTGGCAATGCAGTTACCACAAATTGACTTAAACCGTGTCCAGTACCTCGAAACAATTTCAAAGCAATTGGAGTACGACGCGGCACAAGAAGAGCGTGACAAGTCACCAATTTACTTCCAACCTAACTACAGCTACTATACACGATGAGCGGCGCATACGTAATGACCTACAGCAACCTGGTGGAAGACGTCCAGCGTTACATGGAACGTGACGACGCCGGGTTTGTTGCGCAGATCCCCAGCCTAATTGGTTTAGCCGAGGCAGCAATTGCGGCCGAGTTAAAGTCACTGCTACAATTAACTGTAGTAGAGACCACACTACCCACCAATGAAGACGTATTAGCAAAGCCAGCACGCTGGCGTAAGACGGTGTCAATGAAAGTAAACGGCGCGCCTGTGTTACTTCGTTCGCAAGATTATATTGCCCAGTACCAATCAGAGTCTAGCAACGGGCAACCAAAGTACTACGGCGAGTATGATTACAACAACTGGAACTTTGCGCCAAAGCCAGACCAAGACTACCCAGTAGAAATTATTTACTACAGCCTAATCCAGCCACTTGACGATAGTAATCAAACCAACCTGTTCACGCGCGAGTGCCCACAGGCGATGTTGTTTGGAACTTTACTACAAGCCCAGGGCTACCTAAAAGCATTAGACAAGCTGCCTGTATGGAAAGCATACTACACCGAGTCTTTAGCTGCGTTGAAAAAAGAAGACAACTCGCGTCGTATTGATAGAAATACTACGGTCCAGGAACCATAAACCATGCCAATATTTACATCACCGTTTACCGGAACAGTCGTACAACCAACCGACGTATCATACTATGCGCTTAGTTTTAGCGCAAACGTACAGCTCTACTGGCCTGCCGTTGTTAACCCAACGCAAGTACCTGCCGCTCGTATTATTGACGCCACACCGTCTGTTGCAAGTTTAATAATTAAACTGCCAGAGGCAAACCAAGGCACTACCGGTGCGGATATTTTAATCCGTAACTTTGGTGCCGTTGCGTTTACTGTTCAAGATTTTGCGGGCACTGGATCAGTTTCAATTCCCGCCGGCGTATCTAAATACTTCTACCTATCCAATAATTCAACCTCTGCGGGTGTCTGGCAAAACGTTACGTTTGGTGCTGGCACATCGTCAGCTGATGCCGCCTCACTCGCCGGCCCCGGTTTAGTTGCGCTTTCTGGCCAGCTAAACACCACACAAAACATTGTTGAGGTGTCATCTCCCCCAACCATTAACAACGCCAGCCGCGCCAGTACATTTATATGGACCGCAGGTAACAACACAATTAACCTACCAACGGCAGCTAGTCTAACGGCGGGTTGGTTTATTGCGTTTAGAAATACCGGAACTGGTACGCTAACATTTGCACCGCAGGGCACATCGTTAATTAACGGTAACGCAACGTTGGATACAAACCCAGCGGAGTCAGGTTTTATTCTGTTCCAACAGTCAACGGGTAACTTCTTTACCGTTGGTTTAGCGGTACCGTCCAATGTAACGTTCACATCCTCAACGTATGATGTAGATTCTATTGCTGGCGGCACGTTTAGTTTAGTGTCATACGCACCAATTATTCAGACATACGCCGCGCTATCTGGTACACGCTCAACTACATTAGCTGTTACTTTGCCAGCCACGACGCAACTGTACGTGTTGGTTAACGAGACGGGTCAGGCTGGGTACAATATTACGTTCCAAGTATCTGGTAGCCTACAGACACCGATTAGTTTAGCGGACGGCGCCGTTGCCTTGGTTCTAAGTGATGGCAACTTCTTGTATGTTATTAGCCAATCAACTACCAACGTATTTTACGCAATTAATGGATCTGCTGCGGCACCGTCTCATTCGTTTACTAGCAACACCAATACGGGTATGTATTTAGTTGGAACTAACGTGCTTGGTTTATCAGCTAACTCAATCAATATGTTAACAATTGATAATACCAACACATTAAGTCCGCAGGTATCAACGCCGGCAACGTTTACGGCTGGATTAATTAGCGGTGGGACCTTTGTCTAATGGCTGGGGAAAACAAGCTACCGGACCAGTATAATCTGGTCTACACGCTTGGCGTACAGCCAGGTATAAAACGAGACGGCACAATATTTGAGTCACGTGAGTTTAGTGGCGGAGAATGGTGCCGTTTTCAGCGTGGTGTACCTAAGAAAATGGGTGGCTACCGTGAGCTGTTTGCTACGTTTACGGGCATCCCCCGGGGCATGATCGCCAACTCATATAATGGTGTCAACTATGTATTCGTTGGCAACCAGTACGGTTTAGAAGTATTTACAACAGGCACTACGTTTGGTGTTGGGAGTGGTCCGCTTACTGTAAATATTTTACCTGGCTACTCACCGTTTACTTTAGTATCCAATACGGTCAGTCAGTTTGTTGTGGCAACCGATGTGACCGCGGCGTTCCCTGCCGGCATGAAAGTCATCTTTGATAATACCCCCGCCACAGAAACAACAGTAATTAGTTCATCGTACACCTCACCAAATACTACGGTAATTGTAACCACGTCGAGTATTGTAGGCACACCAACAACGGTTTCGTTATATGATGAAACGTTTACGCCAGATCCAAATCTGTTATGGCAGTTTGATTTACAGTACTCGCCTGCGGGTGGGTCATTGCAAGTATTGGCGCACCCCGGTCAAAACTTAGCAAACATTGACAACGCCATCCAGACCCAAGTACTAACGGGCAGCTTGTTACCAAATTCTTCAAACCAGTGGAACTTCCAAGGGTTGGCAGATACTGGTGGTCAAAACCCAACCTATCGCCCAATTGTAGTTGACGGCGGTGTGTGCGTGCTGTATCCGTTTACCTTTGTGTATGGATCGGACGGTTTTATTGCTAACAACAGCGTCGCCACCAATACAACGCTATCAATATATAACCAGCAGACGATTACTGACTGGAACGGTGCGACTGCTAACCAGGTCAATATGGCCTCGTCTAAGATTGTTAGGGGCATACCCGTGCGTGGTGGTACCAATTCTCCATCCGGAATGTTTTGGGCAACTGATAGTTTGATTCGTGTCTCGTTTACTGGCGCGTCTCCGCTGTACTGGCGCTATGATATTATTTCTAGCCAGATCTCTACCATATCATCTTCGTGTTTTGTGGAGATGGATGGCATATTTTACTGGATGGGTGTTGACCGTTTCTACCAATACAATGGTGCGGTCTCTGTACTGCCAAATGATAAAAACGTAAACTGGCTATTTGATAACCTCAACTTTGTACAGCGCCAAAAGGTATGGGCCACTAAAGTACCCCGGTATAATGAGATCTGGTTCTTTTATCCCTGCGGTGATGCCTCTGAGTGCACCGACGCAATTATATACAACGTCAAGGATAAGATCTGGTACGACGCTGGCAGCGCGCCTGGATCACGCAGATCATG